GTGTGCCGTTTGCGTCAGCAGCCCAGCCATTAGCGGCTATGCTACAGAAATATAAACGTAACCTTCCGCAAACCATATTCCTGCGGAGTTATGTATTTCTTTCTTCATGTCTGCGAATAATTCGCAGATAGAACAGTTCATCATATAGCCCTTGTAAATTAGTTGTACGCCCTCGCAACCATGCTCGCTGCACCTATCTACGGAAATTAATATTTCTCGCTCCATCATCTCTCCATTCCATTCTAACACTTCAGGCGTAGGAGTATTTAGGTAGCGGTTGTATATTGAATCCATTGCATCATCATCGTGATTCTCCTCGCTTAAACCTAATTCCTTGCATTTATTTTCTGCCAAATCGTTTTTTACGATTTTCGCCATTTTTTTAAGATAACTTATGACGGTATTTGTACTCGAAACTGATAGTCCCATGATGAAATTCAAAATTAAGAGTGAATAAATAAGCCGCTAACAGTTGCAGCTCCGTAAATTGCAGCATTCAAAACGCAACCAAAACTCGCTGCAAGTTCGTAGTTGCTTGTCATTATTCGCAAGTAAATTCTTCAGGAAATTTGCTTGCTATTTTCTGGAAAAAGTCAAGAATCGAAGAATATCCAAGACTTTTTGCCACACGCCTGGCAGTCCAAAGGTCTAATTCTGAAAAATCCATTCCATTAATAGGCACTGTAAAATCGTGTTTTTAGTATTTTTCGTAATTACCTTCAAAAAAAACTACTATTAGAACCTCGTATAACATCATAATATTTTGTGCATAATAAAAACTATTCCTCAATATCTTCCAAAAACCTTTTCCCTCTGGTCAATAAATCCAATGCAAGCATTATCATTTTTCTTACCACCTTATCCAGCTCACCATCAACATTTTGCCTTATATCCTCTAATGTGTAAATTTTTCCGTTGCGGTAGCACATATACGGCTTATTTTTGCCATAATCGGGATGCGCTTCTAAGTATTCAATAACCTTGGCTCTTAGCCCATGGTCATCGTAATTATTTGCTATTATCAAGAGCATATTAAGTAAATAATAAATTTACGGTTGCAGGTTCTAACTCCTCTGTCATAATCGCGCCTTCCAAATCAGAAGTATCTGTAACAGCTAATACTAGCTTACCTAGCATCTCTTGAATACCTTTATCGAAAGTTTTCGAATAAGCCCACATATTCCATCCAGTATCATTATATTTAGAAAGCTGAACAGCTGAATGAGTTGGTATTTTACTCCCCTCGCTGACATAGATAGAGAATCTCATTTCCCAATTAAATCCTTCCGATATATCTGTGCTTATATTCTTTGCTGCATAGGGAGAATCATTTATGATTTTCTCGACTGCCTTCTGAAAAAGAGTAATTATCTCTTTTTTCGTTAGTCTGTTTTGTTTTTTGATTTTTGCCATAAAGAAAAATGTTGAGTGAAAATGTTAAAAAAATATTTTTCTCCCAGACTTTTATTTTTTTAGGTACTTTTTCAAAAAAAAACCTAAAAAGTATGTTTCAGTCGTTGGAGTTAATTGAATATCAATTTATTATGGTAGCCTTACGTTGTTGCAATGAGCGTTGCAGCCCTTTTTCCCATTGCAACAGGGTAGCGTAATTTATTGATTATCAGATATTTTGACTGTTGCAGTGGCGTTGCAATAAAAATTTGAGTGAAACATTCCATTGCAACATTTTATTGCAACACTGCAACGCCATTGCAACGCTCATTGCAACAACGTAATTAAATGAATATCAATTAATTAAGCCACTTTTTGGGTTTGTTGCAATAAAAAAAATATAAAAATAAAGTTATAGAAACTTATATATTTTTTTACAATTTTGGCGTTTTTTTAGGATTTTGGGGTAATTTTGGATTTCAGACTAGATAATTGGTTTGCATCAATCAATTCTAACCCAAATTTCTTCGCCACAATTTCATAATCAATGCACATAGTTCTAAAATTGCCTTGAGGCTCAATTTTTTTCTTTGGAGCTTTTTTCTTGGCTTCTGCGATTTCATCAGCATCTTTTGCCATTCTTGTCGCAATTGATTTCGCCACAAAATATTCAGCATCTTCCAGCCGCCTGCGCATCTCAAATTCGGATAACATTCTATTTATATCCGTACCCATCGCCTTGAAAGAATCTTTGTACAGGCGATAAAGCCTTTCGAATCTAAATTTCAGCGCAATTCCTTCCCATAGCATTTCTCCCGTTTCCTCATTTGCAATTTGCTCCGCATCTATCTTAAATACAACCTTTTGGTTTTTATCTTCCCACGCCAATTGGAGTATGCTCCAAAATTCTTGCAATGGCTCCATATTGCGCTCCAATCCAATTTGCTCAATAATTTTATCCACACACATTTCCTTAATTTCCTGCTCATTCAAAGGGAAAGAAATAAGTCTGTTGCGTAATAGAATAATAATCGTACCTGCAATAAAAGTTGCGCTCTCATAATACCTATCCTCTACTCCGTCATATTGCTGTTTTACCTGTTCTCGAAAATACTTTTTCAGTTCCTGATGTACTTTCACATAGTTTTCAGTTACAACTTTTCTATGCTTCAGGATTCCAACAGAAACTTGAGAGAGATTAGATTCTAATAGCTTAACAACTTCCTCATAAGCCGCATATTGCTCCTTCGTTCTATCAGAGTTTTGGGTAAGCTCCAAAACAAAAAGGCGCGTGCGAAAGGCATTATAAATACTTTCTGTTGGAATCTCATTTGAAGTCGTAAAAATCCCACCTCTTACGGTTTTCGTAATATTTCTTTGCGTTTCAACATCAAAGATAGTATGCCCATTCCCCTGTGCAAAGCCCTGTAACATTTTGATTTGCTTGTGATAGTTTGCGCCCCTCTTAAAATCGTCTAATACATGAACTGTATTTTGGATTCCTTCCAAAGCCGCTACTATACCAGGAATAGAAGTATTATCATTCAAAAGGTCGTGCGTTCTACCCTCTCCAAAGAATTGCGTATTAAGTGTAGCGAGTTTCGTTTTTCCTGAAGATGCCTGTGTACTCCAAAGCCAAAAAATAGGGAAAAAATTGCCATGTACCTTCATCGTAAAATCAAAGAAGCAACAAGCCATTGTATAGCAAGTAGTAAGCAGGGCTTCATCTCCCCATGCACGTTGGATAATTTGCGCAACAGTAAAAATATCATATTTGGATTGCTTGTATTGGAACTGTTCAAAATCGCTATACACTGTACCTAATTTTGAATCAGATAATAAGGATAACTTATATCCTGTATTATTTTGGTCCATTATGATAGATTTTTCATTTGGCTGCAATATCTGATAATCACGCAAAGAAAAAGCAGCGTTTGAATAGAAATACATCTGCGCATTTTCATTCCAGCCCGCATTATGCACGCTCGCAATCATTGGCAACTCTTGATTGAAATATTGGATAAGGTAGCGATGATGGTTTTCGTTGGTATTCGAATAGTTGAAACCGAATGACATCACAAATTTGTAAAAAGCCTGTGAAGTAGCAAGATCTTCCTCTGGAATGGTAAGGTATAATCTATCCTTTCCTGGATTCCAAAGCTCCACTTCCCAACCAAAACGCCTTTTTCCGTTTTTTCGTGCAAGTGTAATATCCGTGCGAGCTGTAACTTCCATGCAAAAATTTGCAATATGCGTCCCCATTACATGAATGCCATTTTCATCAACCGTTACATCGGCATATTGCTTTTCATTGCCTTCCTCTTTCAGTTCTTCCAATGCCTCCTTAATCGCAAGATTAAAGGCTTTTTTCTTGAATATTTGTCCAGCTTCGTCAGTCCACTGATTGCGGCTGCTAGGACTTGGAATTATGGCAACATAACGCGCAATTTTCGCCATGAAATTAGCCCTATCTTCAGTTTGTGCATCGGCAGGAATTTCGGAGGCATTCCAACGCCTATTTACCGCCCAAACTAGCCAATTTACAGTATGATAGCCCAAATGCTTTACTACTAATTCCTTGGAATAGTGCGCACACCAATCTGGAATTTTATTATCAATGAATTGGAAGTTTTTTTCAGCAATAAAATTAATTGCCTTGTTCTCGTACTTGGTATATACTTCTTTGCCAATATCATCAATATCAGATTTTGCTTTGCAGGCTGCATCTTTGAACCAAAAGAAGGAATCATTGGGGGCTTTATGCTGTATTTTTTCAGGAAAAAGTACTACGCGCACTTGAAAACCATTTGCCAAAAACACCTCAATTTCCCTGTCTGTTGCGTCTTTTCCCGCCTTATCATTATCTCTGAAAAGTACAACCTTTGTCGTAATTTTCTTAATCTCCGCAATGTGATTATCAGATATACTCGCACTTCCCGTAGCTACTGCCGCTAAACCGTACTCATACAAACGCATTACATTAAAATAGCCTTCGCACACATACAGCCAATCATTATTTTTCAATAACCTACCCGCCGTATAAAGCCCATATAAGTATTTATCTTTGTCGTAATACTCATTATTGCGGCTATTTTTGTACTTAATGCCGTTTCCATTTTGTTTGCTATGCAATTCACGACCTGCAAAACCGATTGTATTGCCTCCCCTATCCAAGAATGGAATCATAATTCTATCCAAAAAGAAATCTTTATACTGATTTCCATTGTCAAGGGAGGACAAAAGTGATATTTCTTCGCACAGGGCTAAATCCTTGGTTACAAAATGCGCAGCATTGGGCGCGTAGCCAATACCAAAAGTTATGAGCGTATCAATGCTTAATTTTCTGCCAGATAAATAGTTTTTCGCCTCATCAGATTGCTTTAGGCTTTGTTGGAAATAGATATTGGCATACTCCAGCATCTCCTTAGAAGTTTTTCTACGGATTTGCTTCTTTTGCCAAAGCTCCTTATCTACCCCATTTTGAGGCTGGTCGTACTCAATGTGTATTTTTTCCATATTACACACTTTTTCGATTGCCTCAAAATAAGAACATCTCTCCATTTTCATCACAAAACCAATAGCACTATCTCCACCTTCCATAGAAGAAAAGCACTTCCACACAGGCTTGCTAGGCGTTACGACAAAGCTAGGAGTTCTCTCATCTTGAAAAGGCGATTTACCTTTCCAAGACGCGCCCGACCTTCTTAGTTTAGTGTAATGAGAAATTACACTAACCATATCCGCTTCTTTTGCCTTATCTATTGTATTTTGCGAGATGAATGCCATAATACGGTATTATTTCCTTTTGAAAAACCAATAAAAGTTTGGGGCAAGCCCCAATTCAACACTATCTGTCATTTTTGCGGCACAGCCTGCCTTGACCATCGCAAAGTAAACCTCTATAATTGGGATATTTACCCCCATAAAAGCCTTAATCTTTGCTTGTATTTCCTCCGTAGTGAACGCAAATTCCGCATCACTGATAGAATCCGTATGCGTATAATCGTTACAAATGAGCGCGATTGCTTGCTCTAATAGCTTGTTATCATTAGGCTCTATTGTATCCATCTTGCGTACAAAGAATATTAATTTCAGTCATTAGTGTATTCATTTTGCTATTATATCTCTCAATAGCATCTTTCTGAATCTCCTGCGTATAGTTGGTAGTTTCTTGCTTTGCAGCATTTTTCATGCTGTATGCAATGCCCTCAAGCTCCGTACATAAAAGGAGAAGGCGAAATTTTTGGTCGTTTGTCATTTTATTGAATTTTTAAGCTCACCAATAATTTTCATTTTAGCTTCAAAAACGTCCTCAAAATCAGTTTTGAGTTCCTTTTCTCTCGCTTCAGCTATATCCATTGCCTCTTTTGCGTTATCCGCCAAAAGATATTCACTTACTTCCTGGTTAAATCTATCCTTTTCAGGACCAGAGTAAATGATACTTGTTTCACTATCGTCTAAATTGATGTTGTGAACCTTAAAAGTACGAAGTGCCATAGAAGCCGTACAAAACCAGAATACGAATTGCGAAATTTGAAATTTGCTTTGCATAATTTTGAAAATTTATATGTGATTAATTTGAAACTTCTGAAATAAAGCTCATTTCAATAGCTTCATTCAATTTTTGGCGAAAAGAAAAATCTTTGTCAATGTTATTTTGAATTTTATCCTCAATTTCCCACAATTCTTCTGCTGTCATAGATTTCGGAATAGTGAGAATTGATTTCCGCATTAAGCGTTTTTTGCGGCTAGGCTCAATATCAAGTTTTGCCGCCATTTCAAGGAAAGCCCAACCTATGGACTGTCTAAGGAACTCTCTCAATGTCAAAGGATTGTTATTATTCATCGTCTTCGTCATAATGATGTACAAATATGTAATTGTATAATTGCTTGAAATCGTCAGAATGGCGGCAAAGGAAAGAGGCATTAGGGCGGTCTTCGATTGCTATTTTTAGCCCAGGAACGGGACATAGTATTTTCACCTGTATTTCCGTAGGCTCTTCTAAATCCCAATAAGTAACTTCTACGTAAGGATTAAGATGCGATGTGTCTGGACCGTATGCCGAAAAAATAATACTATCCTTCTGATTTCGGTAAATATGAATATTCGGCGTGATGCTTAAAGATTTTACAATCCACTCAAAAAGATTCTTAGCAGCCTCAATTTTAATTCTTATAGCCTGTGTCATATCAATTGTGTAAAAAGTGGAAAGAAAATGTATCAGAATATCTATTTACGCAATCCTCAAGCATATCCATTAGAGAAAGAATATTAGAATGAGAAAAAGATGGTGTTAGCTTTAATATCTCGCTTTTATTCGGGCGGGCAAGCCATACGCCGATACTGCCTGAATATCCACTGTCGTAATCCCCATAGCTGTAATACCTAATATTAAATCTGATATAAAAATTAGCTTGAGGAGCTATGCCCTTGGAAGCCTTAAATGCCGCCTCTGTAACACCTGTCGCAACTAAAGTAAGTTGAGGCTGCTCCACTTCCGTATAAGAAGTATCAAAGTTTGAGGTTTCTTCGACCTCATATTCTTCTTCGCCGCATATATTCTGTAAAATAGTGCGAGCGCGTGAGATTAAGTCGTGTTTTTGGTAATCGTAACCCATAATCTTGAAATTGTTATTTGGATAATAATAATTGAGATATTCCGCCGCATTATCAAAATCAGATTCTGCAACATTTTCGGGCGAAACGGTAGAACCAGCGATTTCCTCCCACTCTTCAAAATCGAAAGAATCATTATCCACTTCTATAATTTGCCCAGCTTCTATTGCCATGGCTGCTTGCGCAATGCCCAAATCATAAGCACAGTTGCCATACATGAATATGGTGCTGTCATCTGTATATTTTTCGGCAGAATATCCCATAAAGAAAAATGTTAAAGATTTTTTGCAATTGATTGTAAATAAATTTACATTTGTCGCTCATTTGTCATTTATGACATTCATTTGTCATTTTTGACATTGTAAAATAGGTTTAAAAATTTGAACTTTCCAAATTTTCGGTTCATATATTTGAACAAATATTTATATTCTAATAACTTTTTAATATTTATGCCTGATTTAACTAATGAAAAAGAACTTGAAAGCGAAAAATCGCAACTCGCCATAAGGTTGAATAAGATTCTTTCATATTATAATATTGATAGAAAGGATATAATTTCACAGTTAAATATAGGAAAGTCTAGGCTTAGCAATTATTTGACGGGAAAAAACTTTCCAGATTATACGTTTTTAAAGGAAATATCTATTTTGTACAAAGATTTGAACATGAATTGGTTTTTAACTGGGGAAGGTGAAATGATAATAGATAATGACTTATCATTGTCCGAGCCTAATAGCGAATACAAAGTATCTGATAAGGAAAAAAATGAAACTCCTTCCCTATTAGAGAATGCACAAAAAGAAATAGAATATTTAAAAAAGCAGGTAGAAGACAAAGAATTAATTATATCACTTTTAAAACCAAACAAATGATGAGAATATTAACATTTATTTTAATTCTGGTATCTTCCTCCATTTATGCTCAAAATGACTATAAAATAATGATGGAAGGTAATAAAGAATTAATAGTTCAGAAGGTTATTATAAAAGACTCAACCACCTACGTAGTAGATATAAATTATCACACCTATATTATTGATAGAAATAAGATAAAGTTTGTGAGTCCCCAAATAACAATGATGCCCATAAGCAAGCTAAATACAGCAGGTAGTTTATTACATTCTGGAGCAGGCAGTTTATTATTTGGAATGGGAGTAGGCGCATTAGGAACTGGAGCTTCACTTCTATTGCCGCAATTTATATCAGGCAGCGAAAAAGTAGCGGGATATATAGGTGTAGGGGCAAATCTTCTTTCAATCGGATTTGCAATTGATGGTTTATCCAAAATACGAAAAGCAGGCAAAGTATTAGATGCAAAAAAATACTAATATGATACACATAGGGCAATTAATTAAGCAAAAAGTAAAGGAGTCCGAGCGTAAGCGCGATACAATAGAGAAAGAACTGGATATGGTACGCTCCAATTTGGATAATATCTTTACACGCGAAACCATTGATACAGGGCTATTATTGCGCATAAGTAAGGCTTTGGACTATGATTTTTTCAGGCACTATTCCGCCACAATTCCAAACGCAAAATGTGAGCTTCCTACGCCCGAAAATAGCCTAATCTATTCCATTTCGCAACATTTTGAAATTTTCAAGGAAAATGCGGAAAAATGTATTGGTACATTTTCGGCACAAGAAGAAGAAAAAGAAATATAAAAAATTATGTCCATGAGCTTGTCCATTTGTCCATAGAGCATGGACAAATTATTTTGTATTGTATTGATTTTTAGGTATTTGTATAGTAGCATACGAAACTCCCGTAGCTGCTACAAATTTTCAAAGCAATTGATTATCAATTAATTACAAAAATTATTGTCCATAAAGTATGGACATTCATGGACAAACTCATATCCGAAAAAATGTAGGATTATGAGCAAAAAAAATGTTGCCCCAAGCGAAAATTATTACAAGGTCTATGACTGCAATAAAGACCTTAGCCAAAAATGGTTTGTCCATTACACGCACGAAAAAAAGCGCGTGAAGATATATACCATGAAAGAACATGGCATAAATATCAATGCCCATGATACAGCAGCAGATAGGCTTGTAGCTGCAAATCTCATTATTAAGTATTTGAAGGGAGAGTATGTAAAACCATTTGAGATCGAAAAGCTAGTATCTGATATGCTATTAGGTATAGAGATGCGCATTATCAGCAAAAAAAGTAAACAGTGTATGGGCGCGTATGTGCATACTTTTGCGGCTTATTTGGAAGAAAGTGCCATAAATAGTATGCAAATGTTTGATAAGGAGCATTTCATTTATTGGCTGAAAAATAAAAGGGAATTGCACAACTCCACCATTAATCATTACATTGGAAAACTGAAAAGTATTTTCAAGCAAATTATAAAAAATGGCAATTGGCAACAAGAAAACCCATTTTCGGAAGTCAGTCGCTTGAAATCAAGTGCCACCTCTGCAAAATATTTCACCCGCCAGGACCTTACACGCCTGAAGCCCTATCTTGATAAGCATCAGGAGTTGAATATGTATGTACAATTCATGTATTATTGCTTCATTCGCCCTAATGAATTGCGCCAAATGAAGGTATCTGATATTAATTTGGAAGAAAAAAAGATACAAGTAAGGAGCAAGATTTCCAAAAATGAAAAAGCCCAATATATTGTTATTCCCATGCCTTTTTATGGGCAAGTATTGGCTTTTCTTGATGGAAAAGTCAATAGTGATTACCTTTTTAGCGGGAAAAATGGCAAAATGTTGTATATCAATGCAATGTACAATAAATTTCGTAAGTTGCTATCGGCAGCAGGATTTGACATTACGCAGTATAGTATCTACTCTATGAAACATACGGGAGCAGTACAAGCCGTATTAAATGGAATAGATGTAAAAAGCCTTCAAATACAATTAAGGCATAGCAGCCTTGATATTACGGACCAATATTTGAAGCAAATAGGCATACAAGACTTGGTTAATTTAAGGGATAATTTTCCGAGTTTTTGAAAAAGGAAATAGGGCAGTTTTTAAAAACTGCCCTATTTTCGTAAAAGCTCGCCACTCATAACGCTATTTTAGCGTATTTAAAATGTTATTTTGTTGTTATCGCTTTATTTTGATATGTTTCAATGAATAATACGATATACTATAAAATAGCACTATGCCCTATTTGCAGCCGTTTTTATCTTATCGACCTCCTCAAACGTATCTTGCAAAGTAGAATAAGTGATATACGCCTCCAATTTTGTCTTTTGCGTGCGCACTTCCTCTGTGAGAATAATCAATTGGGCGACCACAGGTGAAACATCTACATTATTATAAGAAGGCGTACTAGCTGCGCTTCTTGGAATGGAAGTAACGGGAGCAGTAGCAAGCACACCACCGCCAGCAAAGATGGGCGCACCGTTTTTGTGCATACTATTATAAAGTAGTTGCTCCATTATCCATCCATTATTCTTAGTAGTTTCTTTGGAATAGATGTGATACATTTCGCCTCCTTCCATTTCGCCCACTTTTTGCCCACTTCCATTATCAATAAGCGAAATTCCGCCTTGAGAATGACTTGCGCCTACTGCGATGCCGCCGCCTTTTGAAAATTCTGGGATAGGCTTTGCCGCAATTACAGCCGTTTGGATTGCACCTGTCACGCCAGCAAAGGCTGCAAGTACGCCTGTCGGGTCTTTTGTCAAGGCTGCCGTAATTGCAAGCGCAGTATTTATGAGCGACTGTACTATCGCAAGCTGCTTTTCCTTTACCGCTTGGTCATGCTTGTATTTGGAAATGCGTTTTTGCGCGTCAAGTTCGATTGCCTCTTTTTCCTTCGCATATTTTTCCTCCGAAATGCGCCCTTTTGCCTTTTCTGTATCGAGTTTTCGAAGCCTTTCAGTCTTTACTTTTTCCGCATCTGATATTTGTTTCTCGGCAGCATACTGCGAAAACTGCCCCAATGCGCCCAAAGCCGTTTGAAGCGTGTCAAGTGCCGCGTTTTTTACCTCTTGGCGAAAGGCGATTTCCTTTTCTTTGGCTTTTTCTTCTGCCGCAATGCGTTTTTCGATTTCAGAAATTTGGTTTTCGGTAGTTTCCGTAGCCAAAGCCATCATTCGGTTTGCAAGCTGTTGTTCAGCAGTCAATTTACCGTTGTTTGCAGCTACGAAATCCTTCGTACTTATTTCATTAAGGTCTTTTACGTTCTTTAACGCCTCTTTTGTGTATTTAAGTCGCGTTTTAGCCTCTTCACTGCCGTATTTTTCGACAATTCCAAGGCGTATTTGCTCATATTGTGCCAGAATGTCTGCTTTTTCGGCGGCTGAAATAGCTTCGTTTTGCTTAATCTCGTTCTCTTTTGCTGCAATTGCTGCAATTTCTACCCGCTTTTTCTCCTCAATAATGGCAATTTCCTTATCTAATCCATCTTGCATTGCTGCAATTCGCTGTTCAATAAGGATTTTTTCGGCTTCTAATGTGCTTTTATTGTACGTTTCACGCGATTTTTCTGCCTCTTTTTGTGCCTTTTCCTGTTCTTTTAGTGCTTTTTCCGCCTCTTTCTTAGCTTTATCCTCCGCTCCGCTACCAAAAATACGATTTTCAGGCTTATTCGCAGGTGCATTATTGCCCTCTACGGGAGTTGTTCCCTTTATTTTGCCCAATGCCTCATTATAATTTTTGGCAAAAGAATCCCCTAATCCCTTACCCGCTTCGCCAAAATTTTTCTTAAACTTATCAATACTTTCAGAGATATTCAAAGGGTTAGTTATGGCATCTTTGATGAATGTACCAATAGAAGAAAATACCTGTACTGTTCTTTCTCCAAGGCTATCCCATTGCTCGCGTATGGTCGCTACCGTAGCGATAACGCCCGCAACCAAGTAAGAAAATGCGGAAATAGTTTCTTTTATGGCTTTGCCTACCAATCCTAGAGGTGTCGCCCACAATACGATGGCTTCTTTGACTTTTCCCAACCAAGGATAGGTTTTTGCCAATACATCTATCCAATTAGAAATTGGCTTTACAATGGAAACTATCAATTCATACCATGTAACCATGGTACGCCATAATTCTGCTACTCCCTCCCCTATTGGAGTGAGCCATTCCAATAATTTATCTCCCGCATTAAGCAAAAATTCACCTGTTGCCTCTTTTGCATTTGTCATCATTACCGAAAACTTGCCAAAAGAGTTTGTACCTATATTTGCCGCAACTTCCGTACTTCCTGCAAACTTATCCAAACCCGTAGAAATAGCATCTAAGGAAAGATTATCCTTATCCAAGGTTATTCCCCAATTTTGGATTGCGTCCATTTCTCCCCGCATGGCTGCGCCTACCGTATCTACTGCTTGTGCCAGGTCCATACCATTAGCGGAAGCGGCATCCGCTATTTTTGGCAAAAGAAACTCAATTTCATTTCCATACAAGCCTAATATTTTGAGTTGGGCTTGCGCATCTTGTATTTGGGCAGAGTTAAACATTCCATTGCTTGCCTCTTCCAAAGCATTTGACTGCTCAATAAGTCTTTGAAATACTTCTTCTGATTCTCCGCCATTTACGACCAAACTTTGATGTAGTTTTGCCGATGACTTTGCGGCAGCATCGAAGGCGGCAATCGCATCTCCTGCAAATTGTACAATCTTATCCACAGCTAACGCACCTATTGCGGCAGGAGCAAGCGGCAGCAATCCAGAAACGGCAGAGGAAGCACCTTCTGAAAAAGAGGCAAAACGACTTTTCCCTTTTTCCATTTCCTTCCCTATCTCGCCAATAGAATCCTTTACTTTGTTTTTTTGTATTCTGACACTTTCGAGCTTTTGGGCAGTACGGATATAATCTTCCGTTCCTTCTGTGAGCTTTTTTAGCTCGCGCTCCGCCGCTTTTTCAGCATTACTTAGCCTTTGGTAAGAAGTGAGCGTACCACTTTCTATTTGCTTAGAAAGTTTTTCCATCTCATTCCTAACCTTATCTATCTCTTTGGACTTTTGCCCAAATTCTACCGTACCTTCAGTAAGTTGCTCTTGTTCTTTAGCGAGCTTATTGTATTGTTTTGTGAGCTTTTCAAGCTCTTTATTTGCTTGGTCGGTAACGGCGGAAATGACAAGTTGAATTTCTCCTTGTTTTGGCATGGCTTATTTTGAGGTAATTAAGTTGAACTCTTTTCTAATATTCTCGGCAAGATTCTTTTCCAATTCGCTCCTAATTTGTGCTTTAAGCGTGCCTATTCGCTTATTTATGGTTTTATTCCACCATTCTTTTTGCTTTTTATCCTGCCAATCTGTGCGCAGGCGTGAGTAGGCTATAGCACGCGCAATGCGCTTAATTACGTACTCTCCCGAATTCATTTTCTTAGAGTTGGCAGCTACGCCAATGGGCGAAATGCCCGCAGGATAGCCCGAAACATATTGGAAGTTTTGCAAGCCTGTCGCCTTTACAAAATCATACATCGCTTTGGTAGGCGGGACTTTGTATTTATACTTCATGTCCGAAAAACGCCCGTAGCTATTGAATATCATGCTTATACGTGCGCTTGCTTCGGAGTCAGAAGCCGTAGTGAAAAAGTCTAACGACTGTTTTAGGGAGCCAGTGAGCTTTACATTTTTTTCTTCTATTGCTTGTTTCAATAGAAGAATAGTTTGGCGTGTCCATTCTGCCATTACTTCCTGAATGGATTGCTCAAGATTGAATTGGGAAATATCTGAAGCCATATAACGCAAAAAATATCCGCAATTTACAATTGCGCATATTCTCATTAAACCCTAAAAATGAACAAAAAAACAGCGAACCTTCTGAGTTCGCTGCAAAATACCTATATCAAAGCAAAAAAAAGACCCAAAACGCCAAGTTAAAAATTATCCCTCACCCACGCCCAAATATCGTAAGGGCTAGTTAGGTTATTCCCATCCGCCTGAAAGAATACAACGTCATCAGATAACTTCTGATTATCTATTTCTAAATACTCCCTCCCTACTGATACGACAATACTTCCCGCAGCAGTAAAATTGCCTTCAAAGTCAATCCCCTTCGAAGTAATTTGGCACTCCTTTTTTTGGGCTGTAAGACTAGTAGAGACAAAATTCCCTTCATTATCCACCGCAATATGAGCAGTTCCTGCATCTATTACAGCTTTTTGGATAGTAATTCTATCTCGACCACTTTGTATGATAATTCCTGTAAATGCCATAACAATAATTTTATGCAATAATATAGGTAAAAAAAGGAATAGAAAACCCTATAAATGCCAAAGGTAGCGAAATCGCTACCTTTGGCTTATCAGAATCCAAAACGTTCCATATTGTATTTTACGGCTTCCTCCCCTATCACTTTTTGGTGATATATTTTGATGCCCGTATCTTTCTTATTGGTGATGCAAGAAGGATAATCATATTTATAATGAATGTGGTTGAATACTATCATGGTATCACTATCCGAAAAAATTCGCATTCGCTTGTAATGCGTTTTTGAGCTTTGAATGTCCTTTTTGTATGCGTTTGGATAAGGATGCGCCGTTTCACGGATAAAGCCTAAATCCTGTATTTGTGCTAATATGAGTGGCATAATGAGTATGATTTGTTTGAAATTTCTTGAAATTTCAACATTTGGTTGCTGAAATTTCAAGAAATTTCAAGTAGTGAGTAGGTCTTTAGTTTTCTTCCATTGGTTCTGGTACTTCGCAATAGGTGTAAGGCATATTCATTTTGCCGCATATTCTCTCTATTCGCATCTCGTTTGTTTCCCATTGCTCAATAAGAGCATCTAGGTCAAAAGCATCTTCAGTGTAGCATTTTTTGAAACGGGTTTTCAGTGTGCTGCGATAATTCATCGCTTTCCTGTGTTCTGCGACATCACTATTAGATGTCGCTTTTCCGTTTCCCATTCCTGCGCCTCCCGATGGTGGTGGCGGCGTTTCATTTTTTACTGGCTTTTCTACTGCGATAGGGGCAGGAGTAGGGGCAGCAAATTCAGCTGTTTTCTCTATTTTCTTAGGTTGTTCTACTGTCTTTTCATTTTCCTGTACTCCGCCTGTTCTATATGATTTTAGCTGCATAGAACGGTAGCCCCAAAAAATAAAAATAATCAACTTAATAATCTCAGCTCCCAATGCTAAAATAGAAAGGTAATGAACGGCTTTTTTAGCTTTATCGCTGAAAAGCTCAACTTTAGTTGCATTTGCTTTTTCAGTAGCGGTAGATAGGGAAGTAATCGCGCCCAATGCTTGCGTATTTTGGGATTCAAGTTCTTTTATGCGCTTATTTGCTTGAGGTGTTGGTTTACCTTTCCAAGCATATATGCCTTTACCCTTACCATTTCTAAGCTCCTCAATTTCCTTTTTATTTGCATTTATTGTGGAATTGATTGATTCGGAAGACTTTGCTACGCTTTCTATTTCGGGCTGCACTTGGTTTGTTTCCGCAATAATTTCCATTCCCGTAATAGCTCCATAAAGAATGATTCCTGTAAAAAGTATGCCCATGCCTCCCAATACAACGTCCAAACGTCCAGTAACAAATATCTTTTTACAAAATGGTTCCCAATTCCCTCTTAGCATTACTTCCACCGCCAATGCAGCTCCAAATGCAATTCCTAAAGAAATTATATTGGCTAAGATAACGCCGATAAGCTCAATAAGATGTGGGCAAGTAACGCGGTAAATAAGAGCCATTGTACTTAGTAGTGTAATCGCCGCAAAGAAATGGATTCCCCATTTTGTGCCTCTGTACATGACTGCCAATTCATTTTCAGGATTGCCAAAATCAGAATCAAGCTCCAATTGTTTTTGCTCAATTGCTCTGCGCTCTTCTTCCGTTGCGAATAGTTTGATGTTTTTTACATTAAAATCCATAATCAATAATAAGAAAAATGTTATAAAAAAAGAGGAAGCCCGCTACTCAAATCAAATTGCCTCTCCGCCAAGAGATACAACTTAATATTGAAATAGCGGGCTTCCCCGAAAAATGATTAGCTGTGGCGGCAACTATTAACGCCACAAATGTATATACTCTTTTGGTAATTGCCAAATATCTTGTGCATTTTTATACAAGATATTTGACATTTCTTGAAATTTCAATCAAAAGCATGAAATTTCAATCAAAAAGAGAGTTGTACGCACTTTGCTTTAGCAATGGTGAAGCCTTTTTGAGTTACGCCAATGGAAAGTGTTTTGATAAGATACAATCGGTTTTGTATGCGTAATTTTTCGCCAAGATTAAGATTCAAGAATTGCGCCCATGTAAAAGCCAATGGAACAGTAACTATTTTTCCATTAGTAGCATTTAGCCAGTTCTTCCACCAATGGTCGTATAAGGCAAAATCTCCGCCGCGCCATTTTATAGAGTAGGGGAGGATTGCGTTTCCATTATCATCATAGATATTGGAAGTGCCAATTGGATAAGTACCAAAGCCATTCGGGTCGGTGTGCATACCCGCAAATGAAAAAACCCTGAAAGAATAATCTTCTTTTTCTCCAGAAAAATATATTTCGCTGTTGCCTTTCTGCTTCACGATGGGGATAATCCCTGAATGGTAGGTAATGAGTGCAGAAGTTCCAGTATAATCTTCATAAGCATAATCAATAGAAATATTTTTTGTCGTATCAATTGTACCTACAGCTGAACTGTAGGTATTCCCTCCTTTTCCTATTTTGAGTTTCGGAGTTTGTGGAATTGCGCTGTTTTTCAGAAGTCCTGCCGCCTTCAAATATCCTTTGTGCGCGGAGCTGAAAAAACGAATAGTACCATTATTATCGGTGATGGGGAAGGTACTCGCTACATCTTCTTTCAAATTCTCATCTGCGACTAATTCTGCGTATTGGGTATAGTTTTCGTCAGTAGCATCTATACCCATTTCGAAAAGGTAGCCTTTTTCTGTGATTTCAGTCGGCGCAATGGTATAATTACTCGCAACTGTACATTCAATTTCAATCGCATTTGAAATTGTGTTAGTTCTAGCATCTATTTTTAATTGTTTTTTCCGAAAATCAAATGAAATTGAAAGGTTGTACAATTGTGCTAGCCCATTCAAAAACTCCTTAATTGTGATATTAGGAACGTGATTTTTGAGATTGATAATTGGCTTATTGCACGTATTACGGGTGAAGGTAGATATATCCTCCAAAAAATCTAGTGCGTAGGTGTTATATATAATGAGTTTCTTTGTTCCTTCTTCTCTAGCCCAATCGCCAGTAAGGGTATATCCTAATTGCTTAGAAATATACCTCAATATTGATACTACGTAAGGATAAGGCACAAAGGTAGAAGCTGTTGGGGGAGTTATGGGCGTAGTATAATTAGCCATTACGCCGTCATTAATAATTACTGCGCCAGAAGGAGGCTGCCAAAAGGACTGCAATTTGAAATCCCAGAAATTCACCACCTTGCTATAAGTATGTGGCGCATCCAAACCCGTATTCGCATCTGCATTATCTCTATAGAAATCCTCATCATATACAGGAGTAAAAACAAAATCCCATTCATTAGAAGTGTGCATTACAGAATCATTTGCACACTCATACATATTTGAATACTGCCCTGGTCCAGTTCCTATCAATGCTCTATCTCCGCCCAAATCAATCTCACGTAAGAGCGAATCAAGCACGGTAGTATCAAATTGATATTCAAGAATATAAGCCGATACTTTTGTCGAAATATTCGATATTTTCAAATTGCCCTGTACCAACAAAACTCCGTCAAAATATACATTGCATGGATAGGCTTCAAATTTTTGCAGCGAATCTGCAAGATTCACAAAACCTAATTTTTGAGCGTTATTGTCACTTAGTGGCAAATCAATTGGATAGGAATAGCCCTGCTCCTCTATTGCATTTTTGAATAGGGGAGAGAGGAACTCAAATTGAATCGCCATTTCGGGAAATGTATCAAGGTAGCCAATGCCCTCTAACTCTATTTGTATCATGGTTAATGAATTAGCTTTTTATTCGCAAACTTATCCGCATTGAATTGATATTCGAATTCAAATTCGAGTGCGTATAATTGCGCGTCATTTTTGTACAAGGAAAAACTCTGCGAATTGATAACAACAGGCAAATATTTCCCATTTGGTTCGCTTCCTGTATTGTCGTACTCGCAATGGTATATTTGCGGTGAAGTGAGGAACTCCTGCAAATATTTAATATCCTCAATACTCACCCAACCTGTACTCGCTTTGATACGCTTTGCGGCGGAAAGATTATTTACCTTCCTTTCGCCCTCTTCAGTTTTGTATTTCCAAGACATTTGCTTAGAAAATTCTTCTACATTGATTCTAATTCCTATTTCTGGATTAGTAGTAGTGCGCAGCGAGTCAAAACCTCCCAATGAATTTTCGAATAGAAAAAACATTTCCCTATCCTTAGCGCAATTAGAAGCCAGCCTGTACGTTTGTGTTGGGCTAATTACTATAGGGGAAGTGAACATTGTTGTGGAATATAGAAAAACTGTCCACGTATCTACAACCTTGGAAGGGTCGAAACCGCCTACATTCAATTGATTATAGCCCGTTGGAATGATATATTCATAATACCGATTGAAAGTATGCGTAGAATATACCACATTTTGAAACGTCCCATCGGTATATATAATTCTGCCTTTCAGCTCTGCCGTAATAGTTGCAGGAGCGTAGAAAATAGAATATATAGGATAGAAATACAAATATTCAGGCTGCATTTTTGATGCAATTTTCTCTTTTGGCTGCCAAGTACGCCAAAAATCTGCCGCGAATAGGGGGTAAGTCAGTCCCGCAGAAGGATATTCCTGCCAAGGGACACCTCCTTTTAAAATGAAAAACCTCGTGTCAAAGTCTATGTTTTGGTATGTTACAGGATTCCCATAACCTTCCGCAAATTCTAATCTTACATAGCACATTGGCGTAGTACATTCGCTTATATTTGTTTGGTGGAATACAGGAAGCTGCGCCCTTACAAATGAAGATAGCACTTTATTAAGTTTAAAAGTTGCTTTCCATGGGCTTTTTTTCATGGGGACTGCTGCCAATGAAGCAACTTTCTTTTCAGGTTCGCCAGAAAGAGTGACAAAAATGTCACAAATGATATTATAATTTTCGGGGAATACATCTGGCGTCCCTACACCTATAAGTGTAGCAGTTGCGCCTGTAATATCCGTACTTACCTCTAAGAAAGAATCATATTCAGCATTGATGAATAAGTAACCAGGCGTATTAGAAAATGCGCACTTATTGATGTGGTAATTCTGTTGTATAACGGGAATCAATATGGTATTAATCCACGTATCAATAGGAAGCGAAATGTTTTCTTCTACGAACAAACCAGAGTCGGGAATAGTCGCGCCCGTAGGCAATACAAGTACCGTAATATCTTGCCCATATAAGTGAAAGATAATCTTTTCGCCCGCCGCCACAGTTGCCGCCGTAAATTGAATCCAATATCCCCAACTTGAAGTAGGGGAGTAGCCTTGCCATTGTGCGCCTCCTTTCACCTCAAACGGGATAGGATTGTCTGAATGTGCGAGAAGAAATGGTTGTGTAAGTATTGTTAGTGACATACATTAGCAAAGAAAATCCGCCTCTTGATTGCGAATAGTGAAGGAACAACGCGCTCCGTAGCAGTTGTCCGAAAAGTTAGTTTCTATGGATTCAATGGAGATATTATCTCCAATATGAATATATCCAGCCGTGCGCATTTCCTTAATCACTTTTTCTGCAATGCGTACCGCCTTATCAATCGCATTATCTTGCCCATCATACTCTTCCACAGGCTGCCCTGCCAATATCACGAATGAACCAATGGTATTTTTCAGCATATTATCACCTCTTTCAATGTATTGAAAGTCTGGATTTTCTGCCCACAGTACAGGATAAGAAATATTTGATGCCATTGCTTCCTCAATGCGGCGGCTTTCGCCATAGTAGAAAGAATTAATTTCGAGCGTACTGCCGAAACTAGCCCCACTATTTGTGACTACATTTTGGAAAAAGTTTTTATATTGATTAGGATATTGCATTTCTTTTTTGTGCTTGTTTTATTGCCTCATTGTCATAATGCTTTTTGCATAGAAAAGCCATTACATTGTGCAGCTTGGAATATTGTATTTTTTCTTCATCAGCAATGCCACCCGCCAAATCCCAAATAATGCCTATCCAACCAAAATCAGGTTGCGATGAGCTTTCTTCCTCCTCTTCATCGCGCTTACGAAAAAGAGGCACGTATTTCTTCGCAAGTGTTTTTTTGCAACCGATAAAAAACAGCAAAAAATACATTTTGAATTGAATGCTCAATTCTTCCATATTTTTTAGGCGTTTTTCAATTAGCACAGGATTGAAACGCTCGCGCACATCACCATCAAAATCTACCTCATTATAATTATCTGCCCTTTTGGGTCGGCAGAGAGATAGAATTAGATTATCAATTTTGGAGTAGTCGCCATTGGCTACCATCTCGAAATATCTGTCCGCATAAGTATATTCTATTACGTTACATCTTTTCAGATACTGTTCAGGTAAGTAGTATTCAATTCCACCGACCTTAAATACAGAAATAACAGGAGTATCAAAATATTCATCATAAGCCCAATCCAAATATGTAAGTATATCATGTACTTGGTCATCCCGCAAAGCATAGAATAGTGGGAGCAACTTTTGAGGAAAAAAACTTTTCAAAAGTTCTATTCTATTTTCTACGGTATCACGAATCAAAAATGGCGAAAGTAAAATAACAGATTTTCCCAACACCTCATAGCTTTGAGGAATAGAAATTTTCTCATCATTTAGTTTTACTTCTAACATAGCTTTCCAAAATTTTTAACATTTCGGTATTTTGATTAATGATGTTTTTGGTTTCTTCCGATAGTACAATAAATTTTTCCATCAGAGATTCCCTTTTTTGTTGCATTTCATCCATCTTACCTTCCAACTGCTTTTGTTTCTGAAGGAAATAATACAGCCCAATAGTGAGCAAAAGAACTGAAAAGCCTTGATTAGCGGCTAAACTCCAAAAATTTTCCATAGACAGATATTATAATTAAAATAACCCTAACGACTTTTGCTCTCGCCAATAATGCTCATAATTTTCGTGATTATGAATGTGAGGAAATCCATTGTCACATGGTTGCACAGGAGAATTTAGAAGGTATGGTTGTCTTAACTTAAAGCAATCTGTTTGCTGGTAAATAGGATATTTATCGTTATTCTTATCAAGGTAACTTTTTAGCGCAGAAAGGTACATCAATCCTTTATCATGCGCATCTTGGCGAATTAATGAAATTTGGTCTTTTGTAAGTACAGCAAATACTTTGTTTCTCATTTCGGGAAGTGCCGTAATTAATACGCCATCTTCTATCACTGCATTGAGGGTAGGGGCTGCCTCAAAAATAGTGAGCCATGCCAAGGCACTTTTAATCTTATCAAATAAAGTCAATTCATCTAAAGATAAAGTATTTTCAGCATTTTTTGTTTTCAAATCCTGCACAAAATCTTCGCATAGTACAGGTGTAATATACTTTTCTTCGCACAACTTAATATGTGGGCGCAAAGTAAGGAAGGTAGAAACAGAACTGCCCATTCCCAAATATTCATTCAACTCCGCATTGCTGCGAAAGAAGTATTTTGAATAGATTGTGTAAGCGGTTGAGCTTACCCAATCTGGGAATGAGCCTTGGTTCGATTGCAAATATGAATAAGTAAACTCCCTATAATCGTCAGCAGTGCGCCAAAAAGACAAACGCGCATCATTGTATTTTCCTACGGAAGTAGGGGAGCTAGTCCCTTCCTTCGCGCTAACATCTTGAAAGCCTAATTCGGAAATGTGAATGTTTAGTTGCGGAGCTGCAATGTACATACTGAAGTTTGCAATCATTGGCTTTGCAAAAGTCAATAGTTCTTCCTGCTCTGGAGTAAGAGAATCATTTGTAATATTTGTATCGAGAAGCGCGTACAAAGTATCGCCCAACACAGCCTTCGCAAATTTCAACTCCGCTTGCATTACAAACGGAAGCAATGTATTCCAAGCAATATTTTTATTGATGCCTGTACTCGCTTTTATTGTTTCTGTATCTCTTACTAACATATTTATGCGGGCATTACAGTTTGTACACCTGTTGGATTTTTATCCAACGTTTCCAACGAAATATTTTCAATCCCAAATTGTAACCCAGGATAAGTTACGTCCCAACCGTTCACAATCTTGATTGTATCCAAAACGCTTAACAAGCGTTTGCGTGGGCGTGAAGCGTGTAACTTATGCCAAATTTCAAACGCTTGGCGCATCTCACTTCCTGAAGAAAGTTTTCCCGCCGTATCAATACCACTCAAAGTTGAGTGCATAGAAAAACCCGAAGTTGTTGCAGTATTGGATTGGTCGAAAAGCACAGAAAAAGCCTCATCATGCAAATCGGCACTAATAGGCGTAATGCGAATAATACCCTTTTCTGCAAATTCTTGTGGCGACATTACGGTGTAGATAGTTTTGCCTACATTGCTTGCGCCACTCATACACGCCTCAATATCCCTTTGCAACTTCTGTTTTGCTTCTCTCATCTTTTCTTCATTCCCCGAAAAACGTGCAAAGTAAGATTCCGAAATCTCCACCAAATAACGCACTACATAACCATTATCAATGCCCGCGTTATGCCATACGGGAATTTTATTGGCTAGTTTTAGCCATTCCCTAGTTCCATACCAAGATGGAAGCCCATAATAAGGAAATCCTGGCGTATAATCTTTTACATGAAATGCGTATTTAGGGAATAGATTACTTTGCGCCCATTTCAATCTATCAACTTTATTTCGCGGCGGTTCTGTGTGCGCATTTACGCGCACTACATTTGTATCTTTTGCATTTTGCCAGTCGCCACAAAATAAGAAGTTTTCAATAATTCCATTTTCATTTGCTGCCTGCGCACGCGCAGTTGTAGCATCTTGATGAAAAATGCTATCAATTTTTTTGCCTTTATTAAAAAGCACTTCGAACCAGGCATTTCCAAAAAATACGTAATCTGTTGCAGCTTTGAATAATTCTTCATTGAAATTATTTGCATCAAACCAATCTTGTATTTCAGGCGCATCAATTAACTCAAGGGTCTTTTTCCCATTAATAAGAACCTCCTTATAACAATTCACTTTGCTACCTGCGATTAATTTCGCTTTTGTATCAAGGATTGCAGGAGCTATATTATTGTCAAGTAAGATATTTAGAATATTTTCAGGCTCTCTATTCTTAGAATCACCATACCATTGTGCGATATTCCATTTTTTTAGAATGGGAGATTTTTTGTAAGAACCAACAGAGTCGCGCATTACTCCGCCCTCCGCAAAATGTTTCTTATTTGCAGATTTATATACGATTGCAGAAGAATCGCCGCTAAGATATAATTCGAATCCTTCCATTAGTGATGCACTGGTATATTATTGAATTTAATAATTCTTGAAATTTTTATCGTCCGAAATCTATCTTTTTCTGAAAGTGCGTCCAAATCCCCCACAATCACAACGCCTTTTTCCTTGATTCTGTATTTGAATTTACTTCCTTCAGTCGGAGCAGCAGCATAGTTTGGCTTGTGTCCTTTTTGCGCTCTTTTGATAGTGCGCAATTCTCCTTTTTCTTTCACAAATGTAATAGAAAAACTTCCCTGAATTGCGCTCAAATCTATTTGCGCCAATACTTGTGCTATGCCTATTGCCATGCCTTTTTTTTTACAAATTACTTACTGTTTTACTACAATAAAAACCCCATAAATGTTTGTTTCTCATATATTTATAGAGAATTATTTGATTATAATTTTATTGTATCTGAAAATAGACTTATTTGTCTGATTTTCATAGATTTGAGGGTGCGCCCTTTAACATTTTGGCAATTACTCAATCCATTTTTTGCGGAAATATGAAAATAGCAATTGCCAAAAATTATACAATAGAACCTATGTTAATACTCACATTTTCGCTGCCATAAGTAGATATTCCAGCAATATTTTTGTATTTATTGAAGATTAAGTAATCAAAAGCATCAGAAAGATGGGTTTGTTTTTCTATGCCTAAATTGTCATCACGTTCACTATTCTTATTTTTGCTATAATCATTATTAACTGGACTCAATTGGATAGACACAATCAAGTCTTTACAGTTATTCATATTGATTTTTATTTTGGGACATTTGGCTACGCGCCCGCCAAGTATGTCATTTATAGCGTGATACTTCTTTGTATGAGATGGGTTGTTGGTACGCTCCACCTTATTCGCATACAGAACTTTGTTTTGTCGGAAAATCCTTTCTACAATGTCATAAGAAGATAGTGCTCTATCACTTTTCGAGTGTCCCGTATGGTCCCCCCAAATATTTATAATATTCTTATGGGATTGATAAGCCCTTAAAAAGCTACTTAAAACCCTTTGCAATGGACGCTGAGAATCGTCATCTACATTCAAAGTTGCTTCAGAAGATTTCGCATAAAAGGTATCAAATATTTTCAGCTCCCCATTATATTCCTGCGCAATAATCATACACGTAACCCGCGCACCAAAATCAAAAGAAATATCCAAAGCCAATTCGGGATTGTAGTCTGTTGCTTTTGGCGCAAAAGAAGATAAATCACTAATGGATAAAGTTGCAGCAGCATAATTATAAGAAGCGTAATAGGTATGATTTTGCTCCGAAAAATCAGGATAGAAACCAGAGGCAAAGATATTAGCACGTTTGTTCTTGATTTCAATTTCATATATCATTGCAGGAAGTATTTTCTTTTGGCGTTCAAAATACTCCTTACCCAATACCAAAATATTATCAAATGATGGGCGTTCCAAATACAATACATTTTTTGGGTCTTCCTTCGCCAGTTCCGCGTAATCCAAAACCCATTGCCCAGAAGAAAGCCAAGGCATTGTGCCTGTCAGAATAAGCGTTTGATGTTTTGGGTGATTATACCTGTGTATATTTCCCCTAATCATTACTGCATATTCCTTATTGAATTTATCCTTATTTATTCCTTGAATCTCATCTGCTGCGCCCCAATCGTAAGAACCTCCTAAGTTTAGGTTTGGTCTATCCATTGAGAGGATTTCAATACAAGAGCCATTGAAAACAGTTACCGTATTTTCATACTTTTTCATTTTCAATAGCGGTTCTGCGAAATAAGGAGGCGGTTTTTTGCCCACTACGTAATGCCCTGGTCTATTTGGCTTATCTTCCACCATTCCCATCTCGTGCCAAAAATCTAGTATCTGTGGTAAGAATTTCGTAATAGCTTGCGTATAAGTTTGCGCAAGCAGGAAACCCCTAGACCTTGGTAGGTTATTTACGCAACTATAAGATTCCATGGCAATAATTTTCGTTTTACCATATCCACGCCCACAAACTCCTACTTTCATTTTTGCTGGATGTGAAAGAAAATATTGCTGACCTGGGTGCATGAATATTTTCTTTCTCATTCGATTTCAGAAAAGTCAATATCTAATGGCTGTTTTTCCATATTCTCTTTTAGCGTTTCCAAATCGCCACTAACCGTTACAACTTGTGGAAGTTTGAGGTTAGACATATCAATACTTACCTGCACAGGGTCGAATAGCTTATCAAGTTTAGAGATAGAATCCAGCGCGTGCAGGTGATTAGCTAAATCATTCAATTCCAATGCTTTTTTTGCTGCGCGTAGATACATCTCTTTCATAATGGCTTTACTTCCCATCTTATCGCCTTCCTGAATATCTCCGTACAATTTTTGGCTTTGAGAAATGAGCCTGTATGCTTGGGCGTGCGCAAGCGAAAACTCCGTTTCAATCATTTTTACGCATTGGGTATTGCTATGACCCGCAACAAGATATTGATTTATGCGGCGGTATTGATTGAGCTTTTCAGTATCTTTTTGGGATAGCTTTTTAGTGCCGCCCGAAAACATATAATCTCTAATTCTATCTAACTCATCTTTCTTATCAATGCTTTGGCTTGCGAGTTTGGATATTTCTTTGCGTCCCATATAGTAGTATTTTTAGGCGAATCTTTGGCGATACAAATCTATTGCATCAATAATCTTTTGCGCTTTTTCTGTGTGCTTCCCATCGGCTACCTTCTTCACATTCTTTGAGCGAAGTACAGAAATTTGAGTTTTATGTACTTTCATTTCTGATTCACTCATCTTTGCCAATTCTCTATCTGTTTTCATCCAATCATATTCGAAACCATTCATGGGAGTAGTGGGAATTTCTTCGTCCCCTTTCAATCTCCTATTTATGGCAGCCGATTGCTCCTCAATTTCATTGATACTCACCAATACCCGCGCACGCCCTTCATTATCCTCATCGGCAAAAGTGCCAAGGGAATTACTCAACTTTGCTTTTTGTCGGTATAAGGCTGCAAGTTGCTCTGTAAGTTCGCTTTCCTTCTTTGCTTCTGCCTCCGAAATATCACGCGCATTTTCTTCCTCTTCTTTTTCTTCCTGTACAGGCGTATCTTCGCCTTTTTCGCCTTCATCTTCCTTTTCTTCCTGTACAGGCATATCTTCTAATGGTGAGAGCAAATTCAAATCTTGGTCGAAGTGCGCACGCGCATTTTCGGGCAAGCACGTCCAAAGCTCATAGCGCACGTAAGTATCACGCGCACGCTCATTGCGGCTCATCATTTGGTATAGCCCTGGATTGTTGCCTAATTTCTCATAATGCTTAAGCAATACTTCATTATCAAGCTCCTTATTTTCAGTAAGATATTTTAATAATTCTTGCATATAAATAGTAATTGCCACAAAGATAGTTCTTTGTGGCAATTACCAAAACCCCGCAAATGCGGGCTATATTATGTATTTATTGGTTGTTCCAACTTTGCAGGATTGAGGTGCCAGGTATTATGATATTCCTTTTCGGCATTTTTCATTTCCCTAAGAACACCTATAAGGAAATGGAATAAATGCGCATTTTCTGTGTCGAAAATATTCCCACCTTGGCAAAGTTCCATAGTGCCTAAAAGCACTGTTAAGTCATAGATTTTGTCCAAATCCTCTTCTAAGCAATAAGAGTTTTGAAATAGTTTGTTCAGAATAAACTGTGTTTTTGTGGGTTGTTTTGCTGTATTTTCCATTATTTTCGCGTTTAATGGTTTTTGCGCATAGAAAAACGGCTATGCACTTCCCGTTCTGCGAAAAACATACACAAGGTACAAACCCCTTACGGGAGATAGGAAGGCAAAGCCGATATATTATAATATAGTTATAGCTAAGAACTAAAAAAGCCCTTGCAATGCTTTGCAGGACTACTTACAGTCCTTGTGTTTTTGTTTTTCGCATTGCAAAGGAAAGAACTATTTTTGATATGTGCAAGAAAAATATACAGTTTTTCGTAAATTATTTTTATTGTATAAAATGTTTGTATGTTTTTGTATAAGATTTTTGGAAAAGTATTAAAAGTTATAAAATATTCAACTATTCGTGCGTTACGAATAGTTGAATATTTTTAGTTCAAAGCGAGTAAAGTCTGTCCAGTGAGTAAATCCGTATCTAACTCATTCAAAACTTTAGTACAGGTTTTTCTTTTAGACTTCAATTCTGCGATTCTTTGTGTGCGCGTATCATTTTTTAGTTCCTCTTCCAATGCTGCAATTTCGGCTTCCGCATTTTGCTTTTCACACAAAGTATTGTATCTGTAAGTAAGTTGCCCATGAAAATGATTGTAAAGAATTTCATAGCATTTCCTACGGTATTTTTGCAATTCTTCACTTTCAGAACGGATTGAAAAAAGCCAGCCATAAACAAACATTTCGGGCAAACATACCATTTCTTGAAGCCTTCCAGATGAGTCGTGTATATGCTGTTTAGCATATACACCGCCTAAAATATCGTCTTTTTTTAGGTTCTGATATTGCCTATCATAGTTCACGCCTAGCGCGTCACATATTGGCTTTACCGCCACAAACCAAGTACCTTCAGCATTAAGAATAGAAATATTTTTGCCATTAAAATTAAGCGTTTTGAAAATGTTTTCCATAATAATAAAATGTTTTTGAAGTGAATAAAATAAAACATTTAACCAAAAAAAAGCATCAAAGCCAAGTAGAACATAGTTTGCACAAACACCGCAGTAGCAAAGCGGAATTTCTATGTTCCCTTAGCTTTGATGCCAATGGGAGTAAACGACTGTAAATGAAGCTACTCTATTGCTTGTTTGTTTGTGCGCTGCAAATATGAGTAGTATTTTGGTAATTGCCAAATATTTTGTATAAAAATATATAAATATTTTATACAAAAAAGTGTAAACTTCTCAGCTTACACTCCTAACATTTTTCTTAAGTGGAATTTTTTCAAAATTATGGATACAAACCCTCACACTAATTTCATGGCTCGAAATTGGAATGGAATCATTGCTTACAATGGAATTGTGCCTGTATAGTAGGGGGCTTTCGTGATATGCCCAATGGATTGAATTGTAATATCAGTCCCTTTTTTGTCCGTACTGCCAAGTTTTCCTGTACCGCTTTTCATTGTCATTACTTCGGCATAATTAACCTTATTACCAATGATGCGCATAGTTCCATCAGGAAATTTTGCAATCACAACGCATTTTGCGCCCGCCGCTTTTTGGAGAGCTAAATCTACAGCCGCTGTCATTCCTTTTACTTTTAAGGTAATCATTTGCTTGAAATGCAGAGAATCCGTAGTTCCTAGCATTTCTTCGTCAAGCAATGATTCTTCCCTTACCGCAACCAATGGGTGAAATACTTTCGTAGCCTCCATTGTAATATTGGTAGAAATGATTAACGTACCTGCTCCTACGGCAGGGATAGTGTCAATATCTTCTACCGCCGCCCAATATAACTCTGTAACTCCTGGTGCATTGGGCCCGCAGTTAGGAATTACATCTACAATTTCGCACATAGTTTATACTAAGTTATGAAGTTATACTATTTATAAATATACAATTATAAGTAACTAGCTTTTAAGCCGTAGCATTACAAAATAGGTACTTGTGAAATGCGATTTGCGTACCTAATTCAAACTCCATTAAGATGTCGAAATAAGTTCCATTATCCTTTGTTTTAAGTATAAAGTTGTCAAGATTTGCCTGCGCAGTCCCTACCTGCAAATTGCGCTTGTAAGTGCCAATGATTCTTTTCGACAAACCAACAGTTAAGGAAACTTCTCTTTTGATTTTTACGGAAGGATAATCTTCGTGTACAATCGTATCAAGGTCCAACATTTCAGGGTTTTGCCCGTAATGTGTTGCTCTATACTTTTGCTTATACCAAATGAATAATTGCTCTGAAAGCAAAATTTGTGCATCTGGCTGCCCACGCACCCCGTCCGACATCGCCAAAATAACTTCATCTACCGCATCCATGATGTTTGCGGCTGTCGGAGTTCCCACTGTACTCACAGGCGTAATAGTCCCCGCCGTAATTCCATCAGCAATTTGCTTCCTAAATCCATCACAAATATCATTTACTCCTGGTGTAGTAGCAGCAGGAGCATAAACGCCTTGCCAAATTGTTTTCTTACGAATAGCATCTCTGTTTATGCGCACAATCTCATCAATCAGAAACTGCTCCAAAGGAATCTCATTTGGATTAAATACGCCTTTGCCTGTCAGTTTTCTATAATTTGCGTAGTATTCCTTAGCAAAAACTGGTTCTGCAATCAATGCAGGACGAACTTTGAGTTTGCTTGCATTGAATTTTTGTGTGTCAACCGCTGTGTAAGCATATTTGAATGGCTTTGCTCCTTCCGAAACCTCCAACTCTACTGTTACTAATTCATCTGGAATTCCTGTTTCGAGTTCAAAATTATTGTCGAAAGAGGTGTCTGCAAGCAATTTTGTGAAGATACCTTCCTTATTTTCAAGGCAGTAAGCTCCAACTTTGCCCGCCAAATCAGTGAAATTTGCCATATATTTTTAATTTTAAGTATGGTTACAATTATTTTTTTCCAAATCTTCTTTCATACTCCGCATTTACTTGCGCTTGGTATTCTGAAACTGGCTCTTCAGGTGCGGCTTTTTTATCCTCACGATTAAGAATCGTTCTATCCGTTGCAGGTTGTGCTTCCAATGCCTGTACTCTATCCACCATTTGTTGGTATTGCTCTTTCGTTACATAGCCCGCTTTTACTTGCTCTTCTGCTGCTTTTTGTAATGCTTTTATATCAGAAGTTAGTTTTTGTACCGATAGAGAAAGTGCGTCAATTTCTTTCCCTGACGATTGCTCTGTTTGGGTTACTGTCGGTTCGATTCGTGTAATTGTGCCGCCTGCCGTAGTAATCGTGATTCCAGATTGGTTGGAATCAGAAGCCGTAATATCGTGATTGCCATCGGGAACGGGATTGCCTTCCGCATCATTCACCATATCGCCAACGCCAATGAAGCTATTATCCGTTTCTACCACAATCGCAGAACCATCTGCAATAGTAGCATTAATGCTTAATTTTTCTTTTCGTGCCATATTATTGAACTCTTGAATTAGCTTTCGTAGTGTAGCAGTTTTCCTCATACCGCCAAAATCCAACCCAAAGAAAGTAGCTACCCGCGTAAGCAAATCTCCCTTGGTAAATAGACCAGAAGTTGCAGCAGGTTCATCTACCAAATCGCTTGCATCTAGGCTGGCAATATCTACATATACTTTGCCCGTATCTAGTTCTCCATGTTCGCTTGGGTTGTAAGTGTCCCCATTTTCAGTTGTATATATGAGGTTGCCATGCCCATCATAATTATCACCGAAAATTTTTATCCCTTTATCTGTTTTGAAATATGTGTTCCTGTAACAGAACACAATCGAATTGCCAAACAAATCGGGGGCATCTTTGCTCAATTGCATAATGTAATCTCCCAATTTCCCATTAGGAGAAAGATTAGCAGCTTCAGCCAAATGCAAATCGGCAATAGCGTAAGTGCCGTTTTCATCTTCCATTACCCTGAAATTATCGTAATACCCAAGGTAAGTGCCGAAGCTTTCCTTACACATTTCGGGATGCCCAAAACGGCACTTGATACGGCGATTTTGCGCTTTTTGTACCGTTTTTTCCACAAACTCGGCATCTATCCAAGTGCCATGCCCTTTAGCTTCTCCTTCTTCGACAATACGGACATCTTTCAGCGTCATGGTATTACCATTCGCCTGGCCAGGTTGCTCCGCCAATATGCCCTGCGAAAAGCATACAGGACCACTTCCTTTAAGATATGTTTTATTTGCCAATTTCATAGTACAAATTAATAGAAGTTTTGCTTTATGCAAAACCCCATAAATGGAAACTGTGCGATTAGTTTATGCTGCCACGAATTACACAAATTTTCACGAATTAAAACCTAGAATTTGTGTTAATTCGTGCAATTTGTGGCAAAAAAACGCAAAAAAACGAACAAGCTTGCCTATATTTTTGCTAGCATAGATTAGTCGTTCAGTTACCATAAATGATAGAAAACTAAGTATTATTGTTTTCTATATCTATCATATATTTTCAAAGCTGCTTTGAGCGTAAGGTCATCTTCTGAAAGTCCACAATACTCAAGATAATTACATACAGCTTGTTTTATTGTGATTTCCGCTAACCTTTGCCCATCTACGAAGGAGACAAGCTGCGCAAAGAAAAGGCGTGTAAATAGCGGTTCAAAAATAGGTCTATTAAGGCTATTAAGCCTATCCGACAAACCTATCTCTAAGGTTGTTTGCATTTTTTGATGCCTGTATTCGTAATCCAGATTTGCCTGTACGATTTCAGCTCCAAGTATATCATTCAGCTCTACGAATGGAACTTCTCCAAATCGCTTAATAATATATTTTTTGATGAAGGGACTTGTTTTGAAAGCCTTGATATTTTTTGTGCGCATTTGCTAAGTATTTTAGGCAAAAATATACAAAATATTTGACATTGGCAATTACCTATTTTTTTATGCGGATGACCGCGTTACTTTGCAAAAAAGGGGGGGGAAGCCGTTTGGCTTCCCCCCCCATGTGCTTTGTGCCTCCAGCTAAATTATAAGTGTTCCAAATTTTGGCTTTTTTTCATTCGCCTTTTTGAGTTCCTTCTTTAATTTGCGAGGCAACTTTTCCTTTATTTCAAAAGGCTTTTCTTTGATTTGCTTTTCCATCGCGTTGAGATTTGAAGTTGTGAATATACGAATAATGTTTTGTATTGCCGCACCTTTGTGAATGGTGCGGCAATACATCCATTGGCGGTTATTGGAAATATGTATTACTCCCCACTTCTAATAATATTATCTTTTTGTATCTACAAGATAGGACATCGGCATCCAAGCAGAATCTTGCACTAACCTATAAACCTTGGATTCAAAAAAAGAGGATACAGATAATTGTTTTATCTCTATACCCCAATCTGTACGCTCTAATGCTTGAATCGCAGATTTTTCAATACCTTGTACCGTACAATTATTGAAATCTGTGTTGTAAATATATTGCGTATTAGATTGTTGTACCACCCCACAAATAGTGGATTCAAAATCTGAAATTTGGGAGTACATTTTTGATATATCTACCAAAATATAACCTACAATAACGGTTACTGTAACAGTTTTACCATCTTTTGTATTTATCGTTTGTGGAGATAGGTTTATGAAATGCAACCTTGTATGGTGTACGAAACAAGTATCAAGGTAGGGTATTCTGAAATAAACACCTGGATTTAATATTTTAATTCTATTGCCAAGCCTAATTCTAATCCCCTGTTCCCATGGTAATACTACTATCCACCATTTAAAAAGACCTTCTACCTTTTCAATTATCGCTTTTAACCAATCCATTTGTGTTATTATTTTATTGGGAATATAAAACCGCCAACATTGCTGCTAACGACAACGGCACAAAGAAAAAAACTGAACTGCTTAGTGTGCCGTTTGCGTCAGCAGCCCAGCCAATAGCGGCTATGCTACAGAAATAAAAACG